GCATACAAGTGTATACCAACAGTAAAAGCAGAAAAAGAAAGGAAGAAAAAAAATGAGTGAAATTGTAAAAATCGTTGGTATCAAGAAAACATTAAAGAAAGACACAACAGATGTGTTCTACTGGAACATCTTTTATGAGCGGGCATTTTCTGAATATGATACAGAAAGCGCTGTTGAGATCTACGGCAAGCAGACAGGTATGGAATTTGCCCGTGAAGATTTTGGTATTCATGTAGGTGACGAAGTAGAGTTTCTCTACTCCAAGGGATTCCAGGGTAAAGCAGTTTTAACCGGTGTTAAGGTTGTCAAGGCTGCACCTGCTTCCAAGGTCAAGTCAGATGATGGAGAGTTTCCACCATTCAAATAAGGTAATGGCATTAATTGTTCATTATAAATGCACTGTATGTGCAGGGGAGACCCGGTCTCCCCATTCTCCTAGTATTTAATTAGCTGATTATATAAAAATTGCATATTTGTGAGAGTCGCAATCTAACAGATAATGCGGAAAGGACGGTATGGCTTATGTTAACTCCTATGGTAGCTGCTGCGGAAGCGGTAATTGATGTTTCCCTTGTAACTGAACTGATTAACCTGGTTAAGTCCGTATGTGGTCTGTTCACCATTTTCCCGCTTAACGTATTTCTGATTGCATCCCTGGTATTTGTAGGTTTCAAAATCTTCAGATCCGCCAAGGGTGCTGCGAAGTAAGACAAGCTTGGAATCTTTACCAGGTAGAGAAATTCTACCTGGTATTTTTTTTACTCAAAAGGAAGTGAGGTTTTTTATGAAAAGAGAAACTTTAGAAAAGATTCGTAACATTTTAGAATATCTTTTCGAATTATTTATTTTTATCCTGATCATGTTGATTACGTTTGGTTCTCTTCATGTTCATGCTGCAGAATCTTCTGCAAGTAATAAGAAAATAGTTCAAGATCATTTTTATAAGTATGAAGGTGATTCATTATATTTTAAATATATTGTAAATGATGATCGTCTTGATATTCATACTGAATGGGAAAAAACTGATTTTTCGTCAAGTAGTAAGTATGCAATTTTAATTTATTCAAGTACAGATGGGAATTTATATATTAAAGGTCTTGAATATACAGGTAGTGATTCTGTTTATGGTTTTGTTATTCCTTATGGTAGCACGACATTTACTCCTATGCTTGCATATTGGTATATGACTAGTGATGATTCTCCCAAGTATTGGATATATAACAATTTTGTTACTAATTTACCTGTTTTATACATGGACAAATATGATCAGGCTGTGCTGCTTGATTATTTCAAAAATGGTAACGATGATCTTGTTGTTTCGCCTGGTGGTGGCTCTATTGATAATCCTGACTTTGAAGATACGGCTTATGCTTTTACCGGATTCACGGCAAACAATAAAATGACTGCTACCTGGACTGGAACAACGGAGCGGAGCTACCTGCAGGATCAGGAAGTTGAGGAGTATGTAAGGGTAAATTATTACTTTGCGGATAAGGAAGCGCAGGACACGATAAAGCAGGCGGATGCATACCCGGATGAATTTGCTACTGCAGATAAAACGTTGACGATTGATGTGTCAGGTCTAAAGCCAGATAATGAAAATTGGTTTCTGCGGTACATCCGGATCACACCATGTTATAGGCAAGCTGGGTTAGGTGTTTGGGGTGATTTTTATCATGGTTCTGATGTTTATGTTTACTTTGATTTAAAAGGTAATATTGAAAGTATTGTTCAAAATTCCGTGCCTACTGATGGGGAAGTTATAGGAAATAATATTTCACTTATTGGATTTCGTTATGATACATCGTTTCACGCTGAATTTGTAGATGTTTGGTCTAATGCTGTTAATTGCTCTGCTTTCGATCTCGGTGGATCCCAGTACTTATCTTTAGGGGTTAAAGCCATATATTATAATGGGCAATCTAAGGATATTGATTTTGTTTCCTTGGATCGTAAAAATCTTGTGTGGGATAAAACTTTTGATAGTTTTAAAACTTTGAACGGATCATGCATTAAGCAGTTATTTTTTACTCCCTATATTAAGACTGGTGTAAACAATCCTTGGAATAAAGGTAATAGTATTGTTATTGATTTTGATGTTAATGGAAAAGCTACATCTTCTTTTGATACTGGTGATGATGGTACTGTTCATTTGTCAGATTTTAAGTTAACTGGTGTCGTATGGAATAAACCTATGTTGGCATATGGAACAATTACTTGGACAGGTACAACGGCAAATAGTGATATGTCTATTGTTCCTGATTCTGATACTTTAGTTGTTTGTTCTTATCCAGTATATGATTCTTCTTTAAATGAATCTTATGAGACTTACGATACTGTTACGATTGGTAAGGGATCTATTCGTGTATATATTGATTCTTTGATCGATAAGTATACGAACGCTGGTAGGACGTGGAATGGTGAAATGTGGTTAACTCCTTGTTATAAAAAAGGTGGCGTTTTATATATGGGTGAGCCTGTTATTGTTAATTGCATTAAAGGTACTGTTAGTGATATTGAGGTTGATGAATCTACGGGAACTGGAAACCAGATAGATAAGACTGATGAAAATAAGTCTTATGCTGATGCTGTTCTTTCTTCCGGTAATAATTTTTTCTCCATTGTAAAAGGTTTGATTGCTTCTATGCAGCAGCTCCCGGAATTTATTGCAATTATCTTTTCTTTTCTTCCTGGCTGGGTCAATGCTTTAATTGCTGGAAGTATATTTGTTATTTTTGTTTGTCGTATTCTTGGGAGGTAATAAATGAATGCCTTTAAACAAATAATTTTTATTTGTGATTCTGTTTTGTCTATTCAGATCACGTTGTTCGGATATTCTTTTACTTTGTATTCTGTTCTGTTTTTTGGCGTCGTTGGTTATTTGCTTCTTTATTTGTTATTTAGGTTATGGAAATAAGATAATTTAAAGCTTTTGATATGGCTGCTCCATACGTGATTGCTATTATGATTGTTACAATTATTTTTACCAAAAAATATATTCCGATGATCGTTAGCCAAAATTTTATTTTTTCCAAAATGGATATTATATAATCTGCTCTGCTATCAGCTTTTTCGTCATTGTATTGGTTTATGTTTAAAATATCCTTTTTGGTTAATTCTTCGATATTGTCTATTTCTATATCGTTATCGTTACTTTTTTTGTATTCATTGTAGAGATATATAATAAGTAGAATGACTCCTGCACCTATGAAAGTACTTATTATTGTTTGCATTGTTTTCCCCTCCGTATGGTGTTTTTCTTTATCCTACCATACACCGGGGCATCTATCAAGAAAGGTTGTTAAAATGAATGAATATGAAAATATTGAAACTCTCGAAACTGTTGAAAATGATGATCAGGGAACTTCCGTGGATGTTCCTGGAACTGATGATTCTGTATTATCCGATAGCACTGGCACTGAATCCGATATGGTACAAGATGCCGGATCCGTTACAGAAGAACCCTCTACTGAGTCCGTGGATCCAGGAGAACCCGGAACAAATGTCTACGTTATGGATAGTGATGGTAATTATATACCTTTTACTGTCGCTGTTTCGGAACCTGCGACGGAACAAGTACAAGTACCGAATTTATCTGCAGACGATCTTGAGCCTTATTTTTCGGCAATAAATTACAGGCTGGACACAATTATTTTTCTGCTGCTCTCTTTTTGGGTAATTAAGCGGATAAAAATTGCGGTTGCTAACATGACTGGTCGCAGCTTGGATGGCAGAAAGGATGTGTTAGACAGATGAGTCCGTGCGCTAATTTTACCTGCAGGTTAAAAGGATCCTGCATTAATGAAGACAACCATTGTCATGATCTTATTGGTTGTCGTGTGATCCGCGCCGGGGATGATATCCAGCGGTGCAAAATGTGTTACCTGGTTAATAGTTGTCATTATGCAAAGGAGATTGTGAAGAATGGAAAGCATAATTAATTATATTTGTAACGGATCGAATGAATTTACTCCGGCTGTGGTGGTCGGACTGATCGTGTTCTGTATGGTTCTTGAAAGCATCAGCTCCATAGCTGCTAACTGCTTAAAGGTTGGGCGGTGATCGTATGCTTGAATTGTTATTATTTATCATTGTTTTTGCCTGCATCATGTCGGTCTGCGTCCGTGTCATTGTGACGCATCCGATCAGTACCGTGCGGTATGGTGTAATTGATCTGTATCAGTATTTCCGGTTCCATCGGTGGGATGAATGTGCTACCGGTACGATCTCCTGCTATGTTGGATTGTTTGGCAAGGGTAAAACCTTGTCTGCAGTGCATAAGGTTGTATCTTTGTATAAGCGGTACAATGATAAACGGATTTTTGACTTTAACCGTAAGAAATGGGTTACCCAGAAGATACATATTATCTCTAATGTTTCCCTTGCTATCCCTTATGAGGATTTTGTTTCCTTGTCTCAAATTGTGGCGGTGGCTGATCGTGTGCGCTCCCTCGATGAACAGAATGATACACGTACTTGTACCATTGTCCTGGGTGATGAATTTTCTGTTCAGCTTAATTCTCGGAGTTTTAAAAGCAATATTGATCCTCTGTTCTTGAACACGCTTTTGACCTGCAGGCATCATCATATCAGTCTGATCTACACATCGCAGAGGTTTAATCATGTGGATGCTCTGCTACGTCAGGTGACCAGCTACGTGTATACCTGTAATAAGGTGTGGCGAATTATGGTACATGAGCAGTATGACGCTTTCGACCTGGAAAATGCTTCAGATCCTACGCTGATCAAGCCGAAAAGGCGTTTCGGTTGGTTTATCAGAGATGCTGCATTTAATGCTTATGATACCCTGGCTTGCGTTGGCAATCTTACGAAGTCA